ATGCCTACCATCAAAACCGGCATCCGCTTCTCCAAAAAGCAGCCGCTGAGCGAGCAGGAGCTGCGGCAGCTTCACGCCTACTGGCGTGCCGCCAACTATCTAACGGCCTGCCAGCTGTATCTGATGGATAACCCCCTCCTGGAGCGCCCGCTGGTCAAAAGCGACCTCAAGCAGACCATCGTGGGACACTGGGGGACCTGCCCCGGCCAGAACTTCATCTATACCCATTTGGATCGGGTCATCAAGCGCAACGATCTGGATATGATCTATCTCTCCGGTCCCGGCCACGGCGGCAACGCCATGGTGGCGCAGGACTGGCTGGACGGCAGCTATACCGAGGTCTATCCCAACATTACCAGAGACAAGGAGGGAATGCAAAAGCTCTTCAAGCGTTTCTCCTTCCCCGGCGGCATCCCCAGCCATGTGGCGCCGGAGACGCCCGGCTCCATCCATGAGGGCGGCGAGCTGGGCTACTCGTTGGCCCACGCCTTCGGCGCCGTGGCGGATAACCCCGATCTGATCGCCGCCTGTGTGGTGGGCGACGGCGAGGCGGAGACCGGCCCGCTGGCCACCTCGTGGCACGGCAACAAGTTTGTCAACCCCATCACCGACGGCGCTGTGCTGCCCATTCTGCACCTCAACGGCTTCAAGATCGCCAACCCCACCATCTTCTCCCGCATGAGTCACGAGGAGGTGGAGTGCTTCTTCCGTGGCTGCGGCTGGGAGCCGTACTTTGTGGAGGGCGACGACCCCATGGTCATGCACCAGCAGATGGCGGCGGCGCTGGACCGGGTGATCCGGGAGATCAAGCGCATCCAGCGGGAGGCCCGCAAGACCGGTGAGGCCAAGCGGCCCCGCTGGCCCATGATCGTGCTGCGCACCCCCAAGGGTTGGACCGGCCCCAAGGAGGTGGACGGGCTGCCGGTGGAGAACTGCTGGCGAGCCCATCAGGTGCCTATCTCCATGGGGACAGACACTGACCGGCACCTCGCCCAGCTGGAGGCGTGGCTGCGCTCTTATAAGCCGGAGGAGCTCTTTAACCCCGACGGTACGCCGGTGGAGCTCATCGCCTCCTTCCCGCCCACGGGCCGCCGCCGCATGGGCGCTAACCCTCATGCCAACGGCGGACTGCTGCTGCGTGACCTGCGGACCCCCGATTTCCGGGACTACGCCGTGGACGTCAAGGCCCCCGGTGCCGTGGAGGCGCAGGATATGTATGTGCTGGGTACCTACGTCCGGGACGTGATGAAGCTGAACATGGAGTCCCGCAACTTCCGCATCTTCGCCCCCGACGAGACGGCCTCCAACCGCCTGCAGGCGGTGTTCGAGGTGACGGGCCGCCGCTTCCTGGACCAGCAGATCCCCGGCATCGACGACCATCTGGACCCGGACGGCCGGGTCATGGATTCCATGCTCTCCGAGCATTTCTGCGAGGGCTTTTTGGAGGGCTATCTTCTGACGGGACGCCACGGCTTCTTCGACAGCTATGAGGCCTTCATCCGCATCGTGGACTCCATGTTCGCCCAGCACGCCAAGTGGCTGAAGATGTGCAGCGAGCTGCCGTGGCGGCAGGATATCGCCTCGCTGAACTATATTCTGGCCTCCAACGTCTGGCAGCAGGATCACAACGGCTTTACCCATCAGGACCCCGGCTTTTTGGATCATGTGGCCAACAAGAAGGCCGACGTGGTGCGGATGTATCTGCCGCCGGATGCCAACTGCCTGCTGTCCTGCTTCGACCACTGCATCCGCAGCCGAAATTACGTCAATGTCATTGTGGCCAGCAAGCATCCCCGGCCCCAGTGGCTGACCATGGAGCAGGCGGTGAAGCACTGCACCCAGGGCATCGGCATCTGGAGCTGGGCCTCCAACGATCAGGGGCAGGAGCCGGATGTGGTCATGGCCTGCTGCGGCGATACGCCTACGCTGGAGACGCTGGCTGCCGTGAGCATCCTGCGTCAGGAGCTGCCGGAGCTGAAGATCCGTGTGGTGAACGTGGTGGATCTGATGAAGCTGCAGCCCCACACGGAGCATCCCCACGGCCTGACAGACGAGGAATACGACGGCCTGTTCACCAAGGATAAGCCCATCATCTTCGCCTATCACGGCTACCCCACACTGGTGCATGAGCTGACCTACCGCCGCCACAACCGGAACCTCCATGTGCGGGGCTACAAGGAGGAGGGAACCATCACCACCCCCTTCGATATGCGTGTTCTCAACGACATTGACCGCTTCGATCTGGTCATCGATACGGTCCGTCGGCTGCCCCAGTTGGGCAACCGGGGGGCGTATCTGGTGCAGAAGATGCAGGATAAGCTGGTGGAGCATCGTCAGTATATCCGGGACAACGGCGTGGATCTGCCGGAGGTCCGCAGCTGGAAGTGGGACAGCAGTCTGAACGCTGCCGAATAAGGTTTGCTATACGGAAAAGACCTCCGCAGAATCTAGTTTGTGAAGGTTATAGCACGACACAAGGGCATCTAACAGGGAAGCGCCGTCTTGGAAGTGATTCCAAGACGGCGCTTTTCTGCTGCGGATCAGAGCGAACACTTCACGGCGAAACCGCCGCTGAAGAAATAGGTGTTCGTCCAATACCTGTTTGGTAAATAGCCTTACTTTAATAGAATGAACCCCCGGACGCTTGGGGGGTGCATTTTCAATTTAAGGGAAAGTAGTGATTTTTATCGTTGCTCTTTGCTTATGGCACAGGCAAGGATATACACAGTCATCGACCACAAAGAATTTCGGAAAAGTTTCCTTTTAAGAAATGCCGATACTCCGGATGATTGGATGCGTTCTCGTATTCTTCCAAAATCGTCTTTTTGTTCCATGCTTTCATTTTGTCATTCATTTCTTCATATCGGATAATAGTAAGCAGGCCTTCTCGCTCCGCCTGCAAAATTGCTTCATAGGCATCAGGGATAAACTCCACACCGGATATATCGACCGGTATGCTACTGGTAGCGACATCCGGTATTTGAACCGAAAAACCGGAATCTGAAATTGTCTCGGCAGAATAAATATAACCGGATACGCCTTTGTATGTGCTTATCAGAGCATTGGGATAATACTCTTCCAACCGTTGCCGCCCATCTTTACCAAAACCGTACGGCCCCCATTTTTGGCATTTTCCATTATAAGAAAAACCGGTTTCCACGCAATACTTTTCAATGGAATTGCTCAAATAGACCAATACGTTTTCTCTTTTTGTGGAAAAATAAACCAAAGGGATACCATGATTCGAGCTCTGCGGCGTTAGTTGTGTAATACCCTTAACAGATGATGCGTGATAGTACATTAGCTTTCTTCCCTCCTAACGCAATTTGCTCCAAGCGTTTTCGACGGTGTACAGGTGCTCTGATAATTCTCGCATAGGCATATTTCATCTTAGCAGATAACTGGCGCCGAAGCAACAGAAAGATCCACCGTAATTCTATCAGAATTACGGTGGATCTTATGGCAAATGACCCTAATTGTGATACAAATGAACCCCTTTCGGCGTTAGGGGGTTCGGTTTGCATCAAGGGGGTTCACTCCGAACCGAGAGGGGTTCACTCTGTCCACCTCAAAAGCAAAGAACAACTCAACTGCCGAGCGAACTAATCCTGCGGAGGTAGCAGCTCTTTTATTGCTACCCGCAGTTCTGTCCCAACTTCATATCCTTCATTCTGATAATGAGACTCAAGCGTTTTATGGTAGAAAATTAAAGAAACGCTGCAGTGTGAGGATTCCTCCAATGCTGACATAAGACGTTTCCCTATGCCAGCCTTCCGGTTTTTCTCTTTCACAAACATAAACTGCGGGTACAAGGTATCGCAGAGAACTCCGCCATATATAAAACCGACAAGCTCTGTTCCCTCATATGCGACAAAGCAATTATCCCGGTACTCTTTATAGCGTAGCAAAGCCCCTGTTGTCGCTTTAACTTGTGGAGAATACCATTCTGAATCATCACACAGATTACCGAATTGCGGTATATCAGAGAGCTCAAACTTTTTAATTTGAACGGAATCCTCCATACGTTTTGCACTCCTCAACTCCGCACCCGCACCCTACCTTAAATAGAAGGGCACTATCTACAGTGCTTATTTTAGCACAGATAGTCGCACATTTCCAGTAAAAAAACAGCAAAGCCCACAGGCCACTACACCTGTGGGCTTTGCGCTATTCTGCAGTCAGACCGTAATCTCATGCCCCGTTTGGAACCGAAAGGTCAGCCGCCCGTTCCGGTGGACTGTCACGGTGTCGATGACCGTGAGCCAGAGCCGGTCATCAAACTCCGTGAGGGGTTCTCCATACTCCGCCAGCTCGAACATAAAGCCGCCGATGTCCTCGGCCTTGGCTTCCCGCTGGGCCTTTGCCGCCTGGAGCTTCACCAGCTTTGTCTTGGCGGCCTCGTACCGCTCTGCCAGGCTGTTGTAGCGTTCCAGGTAAGTGGCCTGGTTCTGTGCAGTGGTGGAATTCTCCTCGATGCACCGCTTAGTCAGCTCGGACACCACCTCCACTTCGGAAAGGAGCGCCGCAATCTCGCTGTCCAGGGGGCCTGTGTCGGTCAGCGCCGCCTGCATGGTGCGGCACTCGTCCAGCAGCCGCTTTTTGTCCGACACCAGCGCATTGAAGGCATCCAGGAACCGGGCCTTGATCTCCTCCTCGGCCAGGTGTGGCGTCCGACACTTTTCCTCGCCGGTGAACTTGCTGTTGCACCGCCAGATGGTGCGCCGGTATTTGTCGGTGGAATGCCAAACCTTGGAGCCGAAGTAACCGCCGCAGTCTCCGCAGACCAGGCGGGAGGAAAAGATACTGTTGCCGCTGTAGCTGCGCCCGATGGCTTTCCTGCGCTCCAGCTCCCGCTGCACCAGTTTCCATTCGGCGGGGTCGATGATGGCTGGGTGGCTGTTCTCCACATAGTACTGCGGCACCTCGCCCTCATTTTTCTTTTGCTTTTTGGTGAGAAAGTCCACCGTGAACGCCTTTTGCAGAAGGGCATCGCCCTTGTACTTCTCGTTTTTGAGAATGCTCTCCACCGTGCTTGCCGCCCACTTTTTCTTGCCGGCGGGAGTGGGTATCCCTTCCCTGGTGAGAAGGTTTGCAATGGAGCCGGTGGTCTTGCCGCTGAGAAAGAGACTGTAAATCCAGCGGACGGTTTCCGCTTCCTCCGGCACGATCTCCGGCAGACCGTTGTCGCCCTTCCGATAGCCCAGGAAGTGGCTGTACGGCAGGCTGACCTTTCCATCGGCAAAACGCTTTCTCTGTCCCCAGGTGACGTTCTCCGAAATGGAGCGGCTCTCCTCCTGCGCCAGGGAGGACATGATGGTGATCAGCAGTTCGCCCTTGCTGTCCAGGGTGTAGATGTTTTCCTTTTCAAAGTAGACCTCCACACCCTTCTCCTTCAGCTTACGGACGGTCACCAGGCTGTCTACGGTGTTCCGGGCAAACCGGCTGACGGATTTCGTCACGATGAGGTCGATTTTCCCGTCAAGGGCGTCCCGCACCATCTGGTTGAAACCTTCGCGCTTTTTGGTGTTCACCGCAGATATGCCTTCATCGGTGTAGACCCTTACGAACTCCCATTCTGGCTTGGACTGAATGAAGCGGGTGTAGTAGTCCACCTGGGCTTCGTAGCTGGTGAGCTGCTCCTCGCTGGAGGTGGAGACGCGGGCATAGGCCGCTACCCGCCGGCGCACCACAGCGTTACGCGCCAGGTGCGTGATGGGCTGAATGGTGGGCGGGATGACCGTTACGGCTCTTGCCATTTCTCACCCCTCCTTTGCGCCAGCGCCCGCTGCCGGGCGATTTCCTTCATTTCCGGCGTCCAGCTTTTTGCCCTGGATATGTGTTCCCAATGCCGCTCTGCCGTGGAGCCGTCTTTGAAATGGAACACCAGGGTCTTGTCCGGGAGGGCATCAATGCCCTTGACCCTTTCCAGGAAGACGCCCTCATCAAACTGTGCAAGGCCGAGCACCTGGGCGGCAAGGTCGTAGAGCAGCTTCTCCGGGATCTGGGATGTGCCGCAGGAAGGCAGATCTGTCTGCACCGCAGTTGGGCAGTTCCAGAAATGTCGCTTCCCGCCGGTGCATCGCTTGTAGTTGCGACCGCACACCGTGCAGGTAATCATGCTGGTAAAGGCCGACCGCTGGCGGGGCCGCTTGACCGGGCTATTCTCCGTAATTTCGGTAAGAAGCTCCTGGGCGGCATCGAAGGTAGCCTGGTCGATGATGGCTTCGTGGGTGCCCTCCGCATAGTATTGGGGCAGCTCACCCCGGTTTGGAATCTCTTTCTTCTCCAGATGGTTGTTCCGGTACTGCTTTTGCAGGAGCGCGTTGCCCAGGTACTTCTCATTGGACAGCATCTCCCGGATTCGCACGGAGTTCCACTTTCCACCCAGAACGCCAGTGAACCCTCGCCGGTTCAGATCGATGGCCAGACTGGTAAGGGATTCTCCCTCCAAAGCCCTGCGGAACACCTCCCGCACTACCGCGGCCTTTTCCGGGTCAACGGTCACGCGGCCCTTCTCGATTTTGTAGCCGAACAGGAAGCGAAGATTGACCAGCTCACCACGCTCGAAGCCCCGGCGAATCCGCCACTTCTGATTCTCGCTGGCAGAGCGGCTCTCTTCCTGTGCGTAGGAAGCCAGGATGGTCATCATCAGCTCCCCGTCCGTGCTTATGGTGTGGATGTTCTGCTCCTCAAAATAGACGTCAACCCCCAGGGTCTTCAGCTCCCGGACGGTTTCCAGCAGAGTCACCGTGTTCCGCGCAAAGCGGGAGATGGATTTCGTGATGACCATGTCGATGTTTCCGGCGCGGCACTCAGCCAGCAGGCTTTGAAACCCGTCCCGGCTGTCCTTGGTGCCGGTGAACGCTTCATCGGCGTAGACCCCGCAGTAAAGCCAGCCAGTGTGCTTCTGGATCAGCGAACTGTAGTAGCTCACCTGTGCGGACAAAGAATGCAGCATGGCATCCTTCCCGGAGGAAACTCTGGCATAGGCTGCGACCCGCTTCAGACTGGGCCGCATGGGTGCGGGGAATGAAATTTGTTGAATAGTTCTTGCCATTCCGTCACCTCCTTGTCCAGTGCATATTACCTCTAAAATGGCTTATTATCCAGCGATTTCGGCGATTCAAAGCGGAATATACTACACGAAGATACCTCGTGCTTTTTGGCGATAATTGTATCAATTTTGCGGTAGTCATCCTCGCTGATGATGCCCTGGCGGAGCATATTCCTGGCAAGGCTCATGGCGGTCTGGTAGGCGGTCAGCCGCTGGTACAGCTCATCCATCGGCGCTCACCACCTTTTTCCGAGCTGCGGCATAGCAGGTGCGGGAGCAGTATCGCCGGCCTTTCGCGGAGCTTTGAAACGAGCGTCCACAGTAGGCGCAGGTAAAGGTGTGGAGGGTACGCTTCTCACCTTTGTCGGGGTGGTCATTCCACCAGGAGATGCGGCACGAGTCCGAGCAGAACCGCTTTCGTTTTCGGTGGGGCGCCTGGACGATGGGCTTCCCGCACCTCTCGCAGATGTCTGGAACGGCAGCGGCATTCTCACCGGCAGGATGGCGGCGGAGGTAGGTTTTCACGCTGTTGACCGGCAGAGCCAAGGCGGCGGCGATTTTCTTATACCCCAGCCCTTCCTGTCGGAGTTTATGGATTCTGAACTTTTCGGCTTCTGTCATAATAAGCCCCTTTCCGAGAGGCATAAGGCACTTCTCACCTTACGGCCACGGAAAAGGGCAAATATGAGGATGACTAAAAAATAAAGGGGTGCAGCCACGAAAAATGACTGCACCCCTTCGGCTGGGCGGATATTCAGTTGGGGATCTTCAGCTTCTGACCGCTGTAGATGGTGTCGCTGTCAAGGCCGTTGAGGGTCTTGATCTCCTTGTAGCGGACGCCGCTGCCAAGGTACTTCTCGGCGATGCCCCAGAGAGTATCTCCCTTGACCACGGTGTGGATGCGGTAGGTCACCGCCGCGCTCCTCGCCAGAGCCAGGTCGGAGACCCGCACCGGGGACATGATGGCGTTGGCGCCGCTCTCGTTCTTGTTGATGACCGCACGGTCGCCGGAAACCTCGTGGACATACCATTTCTGCTTCCGCACCCAGGCGGGGATGGTCTGACCGCTGTAGTACTTCGTCCCGGTGATGGTCACCAGATCGCCGGCCTTGATTTTTCCGCCAGGCTGCTCCGGCTCCACAGGCATATCCGGCGCAGAGCCGCCCAGCTTGTCCTTGACCGCCGCCCGGAAGGTGTCCATGTTCTTCCCGTGCTTCGGCCACCAGTGCAGCACATCCGCGTGGTTGGACGCGATGCCCAGGTCGTGGCCTTCGCAGTGGCAGATGATGTCCTGCTCTGTCAAGCCATAGAGTTCGCAGAGATACACGCAGAGATCCACCGCCTCGTTGTAGACCTTGTCCAGATAGGCGGCGTCTGTGAGACCGTCCTCGCAGATCTCGAAAGAAATGTGGGTATCGTTGGCCGAACCGCCGGCGTGCCATCCCCGGTAATCCCACGGCAAAGTCTGATAGGTTGCCACTGACCCATCGGCCAGCTTACCAATGAACCCGTGAACGCAGACCTCCCGATCCATAGGCTGGTTCCAGTGGTTGTTGTACTGGTTCTTCCCCAGCAGTCCGTCATCCGGACCCACATAGCGTTTGAGCCAGGGGTTGTTGGCGCCGGTGGAGTGTACCATGATGCCCTTGGGGGTGATCCGGCGCCCCGCTTTGTAACAGGCGTTGTTGGTGAAAATCAGCTTATGCAGATTCATTGTCGCTTCCTCCTTCGTCATGCAGTTGTTCCAGCACGTCTTTCAGCTTCTCCGGGATGGGAAGGCCCAGGCGTCCGGCATTCTCAAGAAAAGAGATACCCTCGTTGGACAGGTAGAAGAAGATCACCGCCGTGCGGAGCACTCCCTCCTGACCCAGCACATACACGTCCACCAGGTTGCCAATGCCCACCAGCACGAAGATGAGCACCTTCCGGCAGATACCCTTGAAACCCACGGCGCTGGACAGCTTCTTGTCCGCAACAGCACACATCACGCCGGTGATGTAGTCCACCAGCACGAAGGCAATCAGCGCGTAGAGAAAGCCATCCACACCGCCCAGGTACCAGCCCAGGAAGCCGCCCAGGGCGGAAAAGGCAAGCTGGATGCCGACCCAGATTGATTTCATTGTCTCGTCCTCCTTTGATTTGAATATGGAAAAGACGCCCCCAGCGAGAGCGCCTTTGTCCTCATGTCAGCCATTCCGGTTTTTCCGGGATGGTTTGTGTGTTGGTACCGTCCAGCCATGCCTGGTACCAGTTTTTTAATTCCGAGAGCTGTCCCTCCGAGAGGGTATCGTACCAAAGCTGCCCCCGGTTGATGATTGGGAAGCACTCCAACTCTCGGCGTCTTCGGTATTCCGCCTTTGCCGCTTCAGACTGTGCTTGGGCGTCTTTGCCTTCGTCAAAGACAAGGGTGCCATCCCGCATCCGGTAGGAAGTGAAGTGTTTCTCAAAATGGGAGAGGTCATTCGGCTCCGCTGTTTCCAAAGCGTCCACCAGTTCACCCTCCAGGGCGTAACTTTCCACATAACCCTGCTCGTTCAGTAATACCTTCATAGTCGCACCTCAGTTGATTCCAAATACACGGTTGATCTGCCCGTTGCCGTTGCCCATGGAGAGCGTCACCAGGGAGCCGGAATAGGACAGGTTGAAGGATTTGTAGTTGGACTCGTCCGCGATCTGGAAGGAGACAGCGGAGGTAGTCAGCATGATCTTCGGCACCACCAGGGACGCACGGGACGCCGAGCTGTTAGGCCGGCCTATGAACACATAGAAGTTGTAGTTCCCGTAGTTGAAGGTGATGCTCCCGCTGGTCAGCGTTCCGTTGTAGAGGGATGTGGCGCTGATGCCCAGGTTTGTCCGGGCAGCAGCCGCTGTCTTGGCTCCGGTGCCGCCGTAGGCAATCGCCAGGGCGTTGGTCAGCGAGATGGATGTCCAGGAATTTCGGTCATACGCCATTTTGACCGCATAGGGTGTTGCCGCCAGCGAACCGCTGGTAGAGTTTAGGCTGTTGGACAGCATGGTGATGCCATACCGGGCGGTGGTAGCCGGGAGACAGTTCAGTGCGATCCACCATGTCCCGTTATACACAAAATGCACCATCTGGTTGGCTGTCCACATATTTGCGTTGACGTAGTATCCGTTCGTGCCGCAGATGGCGATCGCCCCAGTCCCGTTCACATTCATGGACGGAGAGGTTGCGGTATTTGCATAGGTGAACTGCACCGCCAGCAGCGTCCCTTTCTCCAGCCTGAACTCATCGCAGGTGACCACCTTCGTCTGTGTGGCGGCGGCGGTTCCGCAGACGCCGAAGTAGGGCTTGTCAAAGGTGTAGTCGATGTCATCCGGGATCAGCGTCCCCTCAATGCGTGTATCTCCCACCACATGGAGCGCCGCCTCCGGGCTTGGGGTATTGACGCCCACCATCTTCTTGCGAAGCGCCACCAGGGGCGTGCCCTGGGAGACAACGAAATACAGATCCAGCGAGGTCAGCGAGTTCAGCTGGTCGCGTATCTGCAGGTGGAAGTCATAGGACGATTCGGAATCAAGGTTGCACAGCTCCAGATTGGAAAAGGAGAAGCTGGAACTGGTGGCGGTCACCGAGCCGAGGATGTTGGTGTAGCTGTTGTACGAGGACGCGCTGGTGAGCTTATAGCGATACCGGGCATAGAGAAGGCTGTTCTTCTGCGTCCCATCCACCGTGATGGGCGAAATGCTGCCGTTGAACACGAGCTGCATCTCGGTCTCGATGTCGTTGGTGCGCCGCAGGGACACGGAGCTTACCCTGGGTTTCGAGTACGGCACCACGGTGACGCTCTGGGTAACGGAAGCGGTGTATCCCCGTGAGTCCGTCACCGTCAAGGTGATGTCCCGTGTGCCGGAGGTGCCGATGGTCCCCAGGGAGAGGGCCGCGCCCGTTGTGTTGGATTTCGTCACGCCGCTGCACACCGCCGAGTAAGACACGATGGAAGCGCCGTTCCTCGCCGTGGCGGTTCCGGGGGTGACTGTCAGCCGGGAGTAGTCCTGGATGAGCACCTGGTTGTTGTCCGTGATGGCGGTAGTGGTCGAGTAGCTGTCGGCAAAGGTGAAACCGGAAAGGCTCGGCCCTGAATTTGCCTGTGAGGTTCGGATGGTACAGGTGCAGGTGGATGCGCTGCCGATCTGGGTGCTTCCGCCCTTGGTCACCAGCTCGATGGTGGCGGTGAAGGACTTGACGCTGGCCATGGCGTTCAGCAGCGTTGTCCGCTCCGAAGCGGTCAGGGTGATGGTGCGGTAGGCAGTTCCCGCAGACCAGACGCGCCCCGCCAGAGACAAGTAGGTCGTGGAGCCGTTCTTGATGGTGATGTAGTTGGTGTAGGCGGCGTTGTACACCGTCACCCGCAGGGAAAGGCTGATGGAAGCGGCGTCCGCCGAAAAACTGCCGCAGCTCAAAAGCACCGCGCCGCCCAGGGTCTTGACGGTGATCGTACCCGATTCGCCGTAGACCTGGTTGCTTTTCTTCCTCGCCAGCGCCCGAACATAATAGGTGGTGTTCGGAGAGAGGTTGGAAAGCGTGATGCTGGCTGAAGCACCTGCTGTAGAAGAGAAAAGGGTGCTGCTGCCGCCATTGTCCAGGCTGTAAAACCACTGGTCCGCCGTTGCAGAGGAAGCGGCGGAAATTCTGAAGCCGTTTGCCGTGATATTGGAAACAGTGCAGGATACTGTGGGCGCCGTTCGGTCAATGCCGTTCAGGGTCACGATGGTGGAAGCCGTAATGGTTCCAACGGATACGCCGGAATAGGTGCCGGAAAACCGCCAGGAGGCGGACAGCGCCACGCCGGACTTCGTCCCGTCCGCGTTGTGGCTGACACGCACGGTTTTGGTCTTCAGCAGCTTCTTTTTCCATCCGCTGGAGTAATCGTCGATGGCGGGCGCGGTGTAGGTTTCGCTGACGCCGTTGATGGAAATCGTGGAGTCGCTTCGAGCGCCCACTTCGAGGGTATAGTAGGAAAGATACACTTTCAAAGTGACATCGGTATAGTTGCCGGTCACGCTCTGCACGCCGCTCCATTCGCAGTACAGGCCGAAGCTGGAAACGGGATAATTCTGAAACGTGCCGCTGAGCGCCATTGCTCCACCTCCTTAGTCCAGAATCACGATGTTCAGCCCCTCGGACGCTGTGGCCATGGGGACGAACTTCGTCTTGCCCACCGTGAGCTCGCCGTCCACGGTGGTTTTCTTGGTGATGGTCTCATCCTTGTTTAGGGAGAAAATCTTTTCCTCGTTGTAGTAGCCGGAAAATTCCGTGTTGTTGATGACCGTCCGCTGGGCCGAGTCCGCATTGGACACCTCAATGCCCCTGCGGTCGATCTTTACCTCGGCGGTGTAAATCTCATTGGGCGCCGGCGTCCATTTGTGAAGAGACGCCCCCTCCGTCAGCATGATGTCCGAGACGAACAGACTGGCGTCGCGGGAGTAGATTTTGATGGTGATGACACTGTCCTGTACGTCCGGCAGCAGAGCGGTGTATTCCGTCCACTCAAAGGAGTCCGAGGTATTGAACAGGTCGATCTCCGTATCGCCGTTGATGATTGCCCGGACATAGGCGTTGTAGGTGGAGGTTTTCTTGGCCTTCACCGTCAGCCGGTAGGCCTGGCCCGGAACGATGCTGTCCACCACCTGGGTCAGCGTGCTGTAGGCGGCAAGCTGGAAGCAGGAGTTGGACACGGTGCTGTTCTTTGTTTCCGCTCCCTGCTGGGCGGTGATCGTCCCGGCATAGGTCCAGTCATCGGAAAGGCCGTTTAAGCCGGCGGAATTGCGGACGAAGTTGATGCCGCCGCTGTACTGCTCCTGCATGGTGAGGGACAGCCCGTCTACCGACTGCTGAAGCTGGGACATCTGCCCCTCGATGAGCCGGAGGTTTTCCTGCTCCTCCGTCAGCTCCCCGGTGACGCTCTCCACCGACTCGGTGAGGTCAGCCACATAACTGTTCAGCCCATCGATGGACTGTTGGAACTGGCTGACCCTGCCGCTGACCTCCTCCAGGGAGTCTGTGGTGGCGTAGGCGCTGAACATGACCTCGCCGCTCTCCAGATCCCACCAGGAGGAACCGTCCTGGGACTGGATTACCCCGGCCTTGATGATGTTGGCGATGAGGGAGCCGGAGGTGATGAAGTCCGCCACGATCTGCCCATCGGCGGTGATGGCGGTTTCATAGGGGCCGTTGTAGCCGCTGCTGGAAAAGCCAAGCCCCTCCACATTCCATCGCCAGACATTGACCGCATCCTCAATGGAGGGCTGGTCAAGGATCAGCAGCTCGTAAGGAAGCCCGGTCTCGCTGTCGGTGTGCAGCACCACATAGCCGCCGGTCTGACCGGTGATGCGGTCGGTGGCGTTCTGGATGGCGGAGTTCATCAGCGCCGGGAAATGACCGGCCTTCTCCGCCGCTTCCTCCGCGCTGGCCTGCGCGTCCGAGACGTTGTTCAGCAGATTGGCCTTGCCGCTGCCCAGGGTGATGGACACATATTTCTCCGCCAGGGTGTCGTAAACCGTGGTGATGACCTTGGCCTTGGCGGTGATGCCCAGGGCGGAATGCCGGATGGTCACAGTGTCGCAGAGGGACACCCGCTCCAGCACGGCGGCATACTCCGGCTGCTTCCACAGCGGCTCGAAGGACACAGTAAGTGCGGGGACTTCTACCCCCAAGGGGTTGTTTGCCAAATAAGTTTGAGCCTTGGTGCGGAGTGCATCCTCGGTGATGGCTTCTTCCTCTCCAAAGTTGTCGGTGAAATCCCGGATGAGGGTCTTGCGCTGGCTCAGGGTGGTGTCCGCAATGGGGAGCAGCACCTCAGTGAGAGTGACCACCGTTTCGCTCCCGTCCTCGGCGGTGATCACCACGTAAGGGAGCAGGTCGGTGTACACCTCGGTGATGTCGCTGTCGTGCTCCAGCTCGGTGAGGTTTTTGCCGTACTCGATTACCACGCCTTTGTGCTGGCCGCGCCCCTGGTGGTGGATGACGTGGAAGTTGTCCCACTCATACTCGCCGCCCCATAGATCCAGAAAGGAACCGGCCACGCCGCCCAGACAAGCACGGACGCTCTGAGGCTTGGCCACGGAGAAGGGTTTTGCCTCGGAGTAGTCCGTCTGACAGGTGAAGCTGTGGGCGGTGGCGGTGTTCTGAAACACACGCTGCATGGCAAGCGCCGGCGAAATGCTCTCGCTGGACCAGGTCAGGGCGGCGATATTGGAGAGGTCGTAGGAGATGTGCTGAGCATACACCGTTACCACGCCATCGATGGGCGTGGTGATGCGGTAGATGCGGAATGCCTGGTCATCTGCGGTATCATTGGGCTTGGCCTTGATGATCCGCTCGGAGGACAGCTCCCCGTAATTCCCCCCTGTGACGGGATATTGGAGCACCAGCTCGTAGGCGCCGTTTCGCTCCTCGGTCACTTCACAAGAAATACAGTCCGCCAGCACGCCGATGCCGTAGGTGGAGAAATCCACCGCGTTTGCTTTGAACAGAACCGGAATCATAGCGTCACCCACCTCGGCTGTACCACCAGGCTGGTCACCGTTCCCACCCAGGAGATGGTGTTGACGCCGGGCTGCAGCCTGGGAAATCCGTCCCCGCTGACCTTGTCGTTCATGGGGGTCGTGCCGGAGTAAAAGTTCATCTGCTCACTGTCGCAGATGATGCTCCCGTCCAGCCCGGTAAAGACCCAGCTCTTGTTCTGACCGCCGCCCTGGATGGTCAGGGTCACCGTCCCTTCCCCGGTGAGGGTGAGGATAGGCAGGGACTCAAAGCTCTCCGGGTTGGTCACCGTGGAGCCGGACTGTGTGAGGGTGATGGTCTCGGCCCCCGCCACGCTGTAGCGGAAGGGCTGGCAGGAGAAGCTGACAGTGAACACGCCGATGCGGTTGAGTTGGTCCTCAATATCCAAGCTCCCGGAGTACACCGCCTTCCGGGTGTAGACGGTATCATAGCTGTCGGACAGTGTGTGATAAGCGTTCTGCTCCCCATAGAGCCAGGCTTTGACCTTGGTGATTTTCTCCGCCAGTTCGGCGATGGACTTGGCGGGCAGGAACGCGGAGTAGGTCACCTGCACATTGGGATAGCGTCCATTGGGCAGGATGAGGTCGCCGTTCCTGCCGGGAATGGACTGGAAGGTCACATCGTACTCCGGGGCGGAAAACACATTCTTGCTCTCGATGCGAAGCCCCATGTCCAGAGACGAGACCCCGTTATACACAAAATAGTTCATGCGAATACCACCCCTTTCCGCTTGGCAAACTGACCGGCGGTCACCATGATCTCATTGGTGAGCTGCCGGATGTCCTCATTGGTGTAGTTGTTGAAGGTGCCGATATTCAGCTGCAGGACGAAGCCGCTCTTCCCAGAGCCGCCGGAAACTGCGGAGGTCATGGCGTTTTCCACGCTGCCCTTCACGGAGAAATCCGTGGGCAGCGCCGTGGTCATATCCTTGGCGAGGTCCTGCATGACCCCGTTGATGTTCTTGCTCATTCCCTCGGCGGCTTTCACCGCCTGACCGCCGTTGTCCTCGATGGAACCGGCAAGGCCCTCCACCAGCATTTCGCCTACCCAGGCCATTTCCTTGGAGGGCGAGTTGATGCCGAAGAAGCCCAGGATACCGTCCCAGATGCCGGAGATCCAGCCGGACACTTTATCCCAGATCCACCCGGCGAGGGACTGGATGCCCTGCCACAGGCCGCGCACCAAGTTAGCTCCCACCTCGGCGATCTGGGAAACGCCCTGGCCGAGGGCCGAGACAATCCCCGTGATGATCTGCGGAACCGCCTTCATGATCTCCACAATGATGGTTGGAAGGTTCGCAATCAGGGATACCAGCAGCTCTACACCGGCCTGGATGATTTGAGGGATGCTGTTGATAAGAGCGTTCACAATGCCGGTGATGATCTGCGGGATCGCCGCCACGATGGTGGTAATGATCTGGGGCAGAGCCTGGATGAGAGACACCAGCAGGTCAATACCCGCCTGAATGATTTGCGGGATGGAATTCAAAACAGCTGTGATGATCCCCTCGATGATTTGCGGGATGGCTGCGACAATGGCGGTGATGATGTCCGGCAGAGCCGCCACCAGCGATGTCAGAAGCTGGATGCCGGTTTCAATAATCTGGGGGATGGCGCCCAGCAGGAAGGTCACGATGCCGTTGATGATCTCCGGCAGGGCCGCAATGAGCACCGGCAGGGCGTTGAGAATGCCCTGGGCCAGCCCCGTGACCAGCTGCAGAGCCGCGTCCAGAATGAGGGGCAGGTTGGCGATAAGGGTCTGGCAGATCTGCACCACCATCTGTACAATGGTGGGAACCAGCTGAGGCAGTGCGGAAGCGATGCCGGAAGCCAGGGTCGCCACCACCTGCATTGCCGCCTGTAAAAGCTGTGGCGCCAGCTCGGTCAGGCTGGTAACAAGCTGGAGAACAATGGACAGGGCGGCTGCGGCCAGTTGGGGCAGTGCATTCACGATGCCCGTGACAAGGGTTGCGATGATATTCACCCCGGCTTCCAGCAGTACCGGAAGACTGGCGAGGATGGCTTCCCCGATGACCGGCACAATGGTGGAGAGCTTCTCCATGAGTACGCTCACCAGACCGGAGATGCCCTCGGCGAAAGTCTCGGCGGCTCCGGCGGTGCCGTTCAGCACGCCCTGCAGCCCCTCGCCCATGAGGGACACGAAGGGAATCATGGCAGTAAGAACATCCGCCGCCATGGTCTTCAGCGTGGTCATGATGGGTTCCGCGATAGCGCCCAGCTGGGCGTAGGCATCGGTAAGAAGTGCCTGGGCGCGCTGGGCTTCCATCACATCACCGTTGAGGGTTTTGTAGTTTTCCGCCGCTTCCTGGTACAGGCCGTTGAGGGTATCGGTGATGAGCGCGGCGCGTTCCTGCTCGGAACTGCAGCCATCCAGCGCCGACTGGAAGGCTTCCTCATTGACGCCGGCCCAGTTCAGCGCGTCCGCCAGCTGGCCGGTGATGGTGCCGGTCTTGGCGGTCTCATTGGCGGCTTCGGTCAAACCTTCGATGGGAAGGCTGTCTCCGAAGGTGGCCCACACGCCGGCGGCGATGTCCGTCCACTGCGCCAGCTCTTCCTCGGTGGAGCAGAGCTTGGCGAGGTGGTTGACCGCCTCCACGCTGCGGTCTTCTTCGCCCAGGATGGCATAGAAACCGGTGTAGGCTTCACCAGCCTGTTCCGCCGTAAAGCCGGCGGTGGTGAAGGCCGCGTCCAGCTTGGCCTGGTCCTCCCGGTATTCCCGTGTGGATTCCGCCAGGTCGAGGAAGCTCTTGGTCAGCCCGGCGAGGGCGGCGCCGGCGGCGGCAACAGCGGCCCCTGCCGTGACCGCCAGCCCCTTGAGGACGGAGCCGACCTTCTCCAGCTTGCCGGACGCCTTGTCGGTCTTGTCAGCGGCGTCATCGATCTCATCACCGAACTTGTCCGTCTGCTGGGCGGCATCCCGCATCTCATCGCCCATGGAGTCGATGGCCCTCTGGTTCTGGTCAAGCTCCCGCTCCATGTTGTTCAGAGCGGCCTGGGCGTTGTTCAGCTGGATCTGCCACTGCTGGGTGCGCCGGTCGTTCTCCCCGAAAGAGGTGGAAGCGTTCTCCAGGGCCTTGCGCAGGGTCTCGATTTTCTTCTTCTGGGCATCGATTTCCTTACCCAGCACCTGGTTCCGTGCGGTGAGGGCTTCCACGGAATCATCGTTTTTGTCAAACTGGGACTGAACGACCTTCATTTCAGAGCCGAGGACTTTGAAGGACTGGTTGATGTCCGCCAGCGCCTTCTTGAATTCCTTTTCGCCCTCCAGCCCGATTTTCAGGCCAAAGTTATCCGCCATCCGTGGTCACCTCCTTCAAATCCCGTAGGGAATCACATCGTCAATGGACAGCTCCCGCTTGGGCTTCGCCAGACCGAGGAACTGCTTGTGGCACTCCCACAGATCCAGCAACAGGCCAAAGGGCAGGAGCATGGTTTGCTCCGGGGTAAAGCCCAGCTGAGCGGTGCCGTAATAGAAAAGCCGGGTAAACAGCTCGGCGTCTGTTACCCGACTTCCACGTTTTTTGAGTCCGTCTCGCTTTCGATATTCCGCTTGGTGCCCTTGTACATGGCTTCCATGATGGCTTCCTTGTACCCAGCCAGCTCGAAGGGAGAGGTTAACAGCTCCACGGCGTCCTGGGTCAGCGGCTCCTTTTTGTCCTCCGGGTGCTGAAGGTTGTGGATCAGCACGCTCTGATTGGCCAGCAGGGTGATAAGCCAGATGATCTCATCAAGCGCCATTTCAAAATTCTCGGACTTCATCAGCCTGTCGCCCAGGTTCTCCAAACCGCCGTAGCGTCCTGCGATCTCCTTGGTGGCGCGGGTAGTGAGTACCAGCTCATACTCTTTACCGCCAATGGTGATGGCGGCGCTTCGCTCCTTGCTCATGGGTCAGCCCTCCTTATGCGGTTTCCAAAGTGCTGTAGTCCGGCTCATACACCTCTTCGTACCAGCCGGAGATGGTGGCGGGCAGCACGCCGATATCGTCCTCGGAGACCTCCGCTTTCCAGGGGTGCTTACCCTGACCGTCCACCTTGTTGCGGCGGGTCACGGTGCCTTCGATGGAAGGGGTGGAAAATTCAATACTCTCGCCCTTGGTGGTGAGGTTGGTGGCGGGGATGCCGAACTTCACCCGGTAGAGCCAGAAGTAGCGGTACTTCCCGTTGGCCTTCTTGGCGCGAAAGCCCACGGCCACAGGGGTGCCGCCATCCTCGCTGGTGGAGACCAGCACCTTATTCCCGTCAATGGTGGCGCCGGTCAAATCCTGGGCAACGGTAACGCCGATGTCATCCACGCCCAGGGTCAGGGTGCCGCTCTGGAACTCCTTGACCACAGCGGCGGCACCATCGTCCGCATACAGCGTAGCTTCCGCCAGTTCCACCGAAAGCTCGGCAGTCATAGCTTTCGCCAGGGGCTGGGGGTCGCCGTAGGTCTCATTGCCCGAAGCGTCCTCGGTGATTTTGGCGTAGTACAGCTTGTCCAAGCCGATCGTAGCCATATCTCATTCCTCCATTTCACCGGCGAGCCGCCGGTGGCAATTCGCGCACCAACAATTCAGGTTACGCAAACTTGCCGCCCGCGCCGCTGCGCCGTTCAAAATTTATAGTTGGTATAGTTTCGCCACGTCAATGGCGTAATGGTGAAAGCCGGTATCATCCTCATGGGCGATATACCGGCGGTCGGTAATGCAAAAATCCGCACCCAGCAGAGCGCGGACAAGCGTATCTTTGATGGCGGTATAGCTGCCCTTCACGAACAGGGACAGCCGCGCCTCCTGGGTGTCGTACCCTGGGGAATTGTCGGCGTGAAGTTCAAAGGTGTCCGCCATGGGCGTGATGACCAGGTAAAGGTCGGGCGGTACGCCGGAAAAGACGCCGGTCTCCACCGGGATCGAACAGGCATCCGCCACCGTTTTCAGTTCAGATAGCAGACTCACAGCTTCTCCACCTCCTCTTCCAGTTTGCGGATCATGGCGCTGGTACAGGCCTTCCGGGACGAGGTCTGGGCAGGTTTGAGAAAGGGTTTCGCCGGCTGGCCGCTCTTGCCGTATTCGATGATGTTGGCCAGCATGGCGTTGCTGCCGCCATCGGAACGCGGCTCGGCAAAGCCGACCTTGATGTTGTGGTTTCCGTCCCTGTCCACCAACGGCGAGGTTAGACCCAGGGAGCGTTCCAGCTCACCGGTGGAGCGGGAGTCATATTTCGTCCCGCTTCCAATAACGGAGGAGAGGTTGCTGCGCACCTTTGCCAGAACGACCTCGCCGCCGGCTTCCAGGACACGCCCGGCGATCTCGTCTGTTTTGCTGCCTAAAAGGGACAGCTTGCGGAGGAATTCCTCCGGCATTTCCACTTTCACCTTAGCCACCGGGCTTCACCACCTTTGCCATGACCTCCAGATACATCCTCCGCCCCTTCACATCCTCCACCGAGGTGATCTCGAAGCGGTCTCCATCGCAGAGGAGCGCCAGGTCAGTGGTGACGGATACACCGGGGATGACACGGAAGCGGAAACGGTCGGTGGCTTCCGAAAAAGCCGCCATGTTTGCCCATCTCTTGCTCCCGTGCCTTCCTTCCCGGTATGCCCGGACGGAGGCCAGGGTGACCTCCTTTTCCGATTTGAAGCCCTCCGCATCCACGGAGACTTCTTTTTTCACCAGGTCAATAAAGGTGTTCATCTTTCCAAAGGACATACTCACACCTTCCATTCCCGGTCAAGCCGGAGAAGCAGATTCACGGTACTCCACACCTGTTGACCGGCCTGCACGTTATCTGCGAAAAAGCCGCCCGTGCTGCCATCCCTGGACTCGTAGAAGTGGGATGACAGCATGATGACGGCTTGTTCAGTGGTGGGCGGCATGGGGTGCTCCTGGTAGTAGCCCGCCGCAATGTGCTGGTAGCTCTCCGCATAGGAGATGGCGGCGGTGATGAAGCGTTCCAGCAGCTTGTCATCGGCGTCATGCTCCAGAATGAGGTTTTCCTTGACCTTCTGCAAAAGCTCGTCCATCATCACCACCGCCTTTTCCTTAAGCAGACGCCTTCTGCGCCAGCACCTTGATGGCTTCCGACAGGATCAGCTTACCATCCACGCGCTGGGTAGCCATGAAGCCCACCTGGCCGGTGGTGGCGAACAGCTCGTTCAGACGCTTGAAAGAGCGGCCCTGACGGTCGGCGATCCAGTAGTAGCTGAAATCGCCGAAAGCGATGGTCTTGGCGCCGGCGGCGATAGCGGGTACATAGGAAGAGGTGTAGACCGGACGGTTCAGGATGGTATCGGGAGTCCCAGCCGTGAGGGAAGGCTGCCACAGGTACTGACCCTGGTTGTCCTTCAGCTTGCGGATGGCCTTGACCGTGGAGTCGTTCATTACCCAGACCGCCTTTCTGCGGTAGGGGGACTTCAGAGAATAGAACAGGTCGATCAGTTCATCAGCGGTAATGGCGGTGGAGCTGGCGGCGGTAACGCCGGTCTGGGCGCCGCCGGTGGCCGCAAAGATGCCGGTGGGCTTGCCGCTGCCATCGCCCACGAAGAAGGCTTCCTCCTCCTTGGCGCCGATGCGGCGGGCAAACTCGGTGGAGATATACGAAGGCAGGTCGAACACACTGTCGTTGAGCAGCTCATCGGACACCTTCAGGAAGGTACCCAGCTTGTAGGCGGACAGAGAGGTCTGGCCGAACACCTCATCGCTCTCGGTGAGGGCGTCCTCCTCATCCAACCAGGCAGCGGAGCCGTGGCTGGTCACAATGGGGATCTTGCGGTCACCGCTGGAGGTCTGGATGACCTTGGCCAGGCGGCGGAACACGTTTTCTTCCTCCAAAGCCTGCACCAGGGTGCGCTCGTACTCGTCCGGCACCAGATAACCGCCCTCGCTGTCGGTGCCTTCCTGCAGGGCGTTGCGGATCTCGTAGGGGTTGCCCTGCAGACGCATGGCGTTCCAGAAGTTCCGCTTGTACTCATCGGAAGCGCGGCCCTTTTTCTCAACCTGCTGCTCGCCAGCGGGCTTTCCGGTGATGGGCAGGCTGACCGGCTTGTTCAGCTCGGCGTCCAGAGCTTCGCGGCGCTCCATCCGGGCGATCTCCTTGCCCAGGTCGGAGATATCCTGCTCCATGCGGGAGTAGGTGGCGTCATCCTCGGCTGACAGGGTGCCCTTGTCGGTACGGTGGGAGTCCAGGAAAGCCTTGGCAGCGTCCCAGGCCTTGGCGCGCTTCTCACGCAGTTCCAAAATAGTCATGGTAGTTTTCCTCCTTTAATGTTTCAAAAGATTGAGCCGCTCATAGAGATCGTCTACGGAGCGGCCTTTGGGTTCCGCCTTGAGGGCGGGTCGGTTGGTTTTGCATTTCTCGGCGATCTTGTCCATGAGGGAATTGACCACCGCCGCTTTGGAGTACAGCATGGTGACCGCCGGGGGTTCCATGTCCTCGATTTCGGCGGAGCGCTTCATCACCTCATCGGCGAAGCCCAACTCCACCGCCTTTCCGGCGTCCATCCAGGTTTCTGCGTCCATGAGGTGGGACAGCTTGGCGCGGGACAGGCCGGTCTTGATCTCGTAGGCGTTGATGATGGAGTCCTTGACGCTGGAGAGCATCTCGATGGCCTTCTGCATCTCGCCGGTGTCGCCCATGGCAACAGTCATGGGGTTGTGGATCATGAGCATGGACACCGGGGACATGAGGACCCTGGTGCCCGCCATGGCGATGACGGATGCGGCGGACGCCGCGATGCCATCGATCTTCACGGTCACATCGTGGGGATAGTCCATCAGCATATTGTAGATTTGAGCCGCCGCCACGCAGTCGCCGCCGGGAGAATTGATCCAGACGGTGATGTTCCCGTCCCCGGCCATCAGCTCCTCTTTGAAAAGCTGGGGCGTGACGTCATCGTCAAACCAGCTTTCCTCGGCGATGGTGCCGTTCAGATACAGCGTCCGTTCCGCCGGAGCCGTCTCCGTCTGGGCTTGATTCTTCCACTTCCAAAAATTCTTCATCGGCATTTTCCTCCTTTCCGTCTCGTCCTCGCAAGCTCCATATCACTCGTTTCCACGCAAGCGTGAAAAGCTCGTTCACTTCGCTGCTCGTCCTCTTCCCACAAAGCCCCTGGCTTTGCGGGAGCCCTGTCAGGTTCGGTATTTGCAAAAGCCCCCGCGTCCTTGAGCGGGAGCATATTGCCGTTGATAAGGTACAGGTCGCCGCCCTCCTCGGCGGGGATGCGGTCGAGGTTCTCCAGCTCCCGGATGTCGTTGGCGGACATCCAGCCGTTCTGCCGACCAATGGCGTACCCGTTCATGCGGCTCTGATAATCGCCGCGAAGCAGCCCCTCCAGATTGAACTTCACGAAATACTGCGATTTCTCATCCGGCAGCAGGAGCGACCGGTGAATGGTCTGCTCCCAGCGGATCACCCATGGGTCCAGCGTGTATTTCACGAACTCCAGAGATTGCTGCTCAATATTAGAAAAGCTCGACTTTTCCAGGTCGCCAACCATGTGGGGCGGCACCCGGAAAATTCGAGCGATCTCATTGACTTGGAATTTTCGCGTTTCCAAAAACTGCGCCTGCTCCGGCGAGATGCCGATGGGCGTGTACTTCATGCCCTCCTCCAGCACGGCGATCTTGTTGCTGTTGGCGCTGCCGCCGAAGGTGGACTGCCAGCTTTCCCGCACCCGCTGGGGGTCTTTGATGGTGCCGGGATGCTCCAGCACACCGCCGGGAGCTGCGCCGTTGGCGAAGAACTTAGCCCCGTACTCCTCACAGGCAATCGCCATGCCAATGGCGTTCTTGGCCATGGCAATGGGACTGTACCCCACCAGCCCGTCAAAGCCCAGGCCGGGGATGTGCAGTACATCCGAGGGCGGCAGGTTGACGGTAACGCCCTTCATGGTGGGCGCGTCTTCGGTGCTGGTGGTATATTGGTAGTAGAGCCGCCCCTTGGTATCCCTGTCCACCACCATGCGGTTTGGCATCAGCGGATAGAGGGCGATGACCTCGCCCTTGCCGTTGCGGATGATCTGGGCGTAGGCGTTGCCCCACAGGAGAAGATGGGTCATGAGCGTTTCCCGGAACACAAAGGAACTCATCTCCGGGTTCGGCTCATCGTGGAGCAGGTGGTACAGCGGATGATCCAGCGCCTTCTCCTTGCCGCCATCCTCCTTGTAGCGGTAGAGGTGCAGCGGAAGCCCCGCCACCGCTTCCGCCAGGATGCGGACGCAGGAGTACACGGCGGTCATCTGCATGGCGGAACGCTCGTTGACGTTCTTGCCGGCGGTGGAGCCACCGAAGAAAAAGCTGTACCCGCTGCCGGATGTCCGGTTCTGGGGCTTGTCGCGGGATTTGAACAAGCCGGAAAAGATGCCCATAATTCAATCACTCCCTTCAAATAAACAGCAGCCCTCTGCTGTCATAGACCGACTCGCTGGTGTCGTTGCCGCATCGGATGGCCCGATCAAGGGCCATGATGGTGGCAACGGCGCCATCGATTTTTTCTGTGGACTTTTCCTTGTCCGGCTTGATGTTCCCCGCCGGGTCGGTGCGGATGTAGATGTTGTCCATCATCCAGCGGAGGACTGGATGGCCCCCATGGGCGATGCGTTCCTCCAGCACCAGTTTCATCAGCTCCTTGGTGGGCGGGGACATATCCTTGAAGCCCTGTCCGAAGGGAACTACCGTGAAACCCATGCCCTCCAGATTCTGCACCATCTGCACGGCGCCCCAGCGGTCGAAGGCGATCTCCCGTATGTTGAACCGCTCTCCAAGCCGCTCGATAAACTTTTCAATGTAGCCGTAGTGGACTACATTTCCCTCTGTAGTCTGGAGGTACCCCTGCCGCTCCCAAACATCGTAAGGCACATGGTCGCGGCGGACGCGCAGGTCTATGTTGTCTTCCGGTATCCAGAAGTAAGGCAGCACGGTGTATTTGTCCTCCTCGTCCAACGGCGGGAAGACCAGCACAAAGGCGGTAATATCCGTAGTGCTGGACAGATCCAAGCCGCCGTAGCAGACTCGGCCTTCCAGAGCGTCCTCAGAGACAGCAAAGGCGCAGCGATCCCATTTCTCCATGGGCATCCAGCGCACCGCCTGTTTGACCCACTGGTTCAGCCGGAGCTGGCGGAAGCTGTTTTCCTCGGCGGGGTTCTGCTTGGCGGACTCACAGGCCGCTTTGACCTTATCGATGCCCACCGTGATGCCGAGAGAAGGGTTGGCCTTCTTCCACACCTTGGGGTCTGTCCAGTCATCCCCCTCATCGGCTCCGTAGATAACCGGGTAGAAGGTGGGGTCGATTTTCCGGCCTTCCAGGATGTCCTTGGCCTTTTGGTGTGTCTCGTAGCAGATCGAGCGGGTATCCGTCCCCGCCGTGGTGATCAGGAAGTAGAGGGGCTGCATCCGGGCGTCCCCGGAACCCTTTGTCATGACGTCAAAGAGCTTCCGGTTTGGCTGGGTGTGCAGCTCATCAAAAACCACGCCGTGGATGTTGAAGCCATGCTTGGAGTAGGCCTCCGCCGAGAGCACCTGGTAGAAGCTGTTGGTGGGATGGTAGACAATGCGCTTCTGGGATGCGAGGATCTTGACACGCTTGGAGAGCGCCGGACACATCTTCACCATATCCGCCGCCACCTCAAAAACGATGGACGCCTGCTGGCGGTCGGCGGCGCAGCCATACACCTCGGCGCGCTCCTCACTGTCCCCGCAGGTGAGCAGAAGGGCCACCGCAGCGGCCAGCTCCGACTTGCCCATTTTCTTGGGGATTTCGATGTAGGCGGTGTTGAACTGCCGATAGCCGTTCTCTTTGACCACGCCGAACAGGTCGCGGATGATGCGCTCCTGCCAGTCGATCAGCTCGAAGGGCTTTCCCGCCCAGGTGCCTTTGGTGTGGCAGAGGCACTGGATGAAGCTGACGGCATAGTCCGCCAGGGCTTTGTCGTAGTGAGACCCTTTGGCCATGAAGGGCGTCGGGGTGTATTTCTTGAGCTTTCTGATGTCCGTCACCTCCGTAAAATGAGCATAAAAAAACAGCCATGCGCGGCTGTAACGAGGAACAGAGCCTTCCGGCTCCATCCCTGCAGGGTGTTATGTCGTGGTTGTTTTAGTTCGCCTTGCTCATCGCCCAGGCCATGGCGTGCCCGTTGTCGATGAAGGTCTCATCCGAAACGCTGACCAGCTTGATGTCGCCTTCGCAGGTGTGATCCTCGGTGGTGAACCGGTACACAGCGCCGTAGTAGCTGCGCCCGTTGGGATCGTAGAAGTACCCGGCGGCGAGGATGCGGTCTCCAAAGGTAAGGATGGTACCCAGGTTGTTCATCAGCTTCATTTCCAGGTTTTCCGGGGTGGTGGTTTCGGGAAGGCGGTAGGCTGCGGCCTTCTGGTCGGTGGTTTTCTTCATGTTCGTGTCCTCCAATTCGGTGCGTTTTCCCTTTCGGTGTACACATATTCGCTCTAAAAACGAATAATAGCAAGTCAATTCGGAGGAATATACTACACAAACATGGCGCTTGGATATTGTGTGGTTTACAGCTTCATTCCGACCGCTGGTAGCGATGAATGACCTGGATAATGGCGTCCTGTTCAGCCGGGGCCACGCCGATGCTGTCCAGAGCTTCCCGTGTGCCGCAGTCCGGGCAGATAAGGGTCTCGTTGTCCAGCCGGGAAAGCGCCGGCGGCTCATGGTAGGCCTTTCCGCAGCGGGGGCAGGCCGACAGGCGGGTGACGTTATCTTCTTTCATTGGGCTTCATCCTTTCTCGGCTGTAGCGGTGGGCTTCCAGGAGCTTGTCAATAGGAAACCCGAAGAATCGGTACCCCTGGCCGCAGGTGCTCAGATAACTGCTGGTTGGGATGCCATAGGGCCGCTCCTCGCGCATGATATACACGAAGGCTCTCCGGCGCCGGAGCTTGCCGGTGCGGATGCCCTTGACGTCCAGCACCAGCTCTTTCTTGTAGTAGAAGCTGGGGAAACCCTCATAGCGGTCCAATGCCAGCTCATCCTGACCGGTGACCTCCCAGACCGCAACGGGGACTGTGCATCCCACCTCCGGCTCGATTGTGAGGTAGGAGCCGGTCTTGCTTCCCTTGAACAGGAGCCGGTAGTCCTTCAGTTCCGAAGTGCCGATGATTCTCGCCCCTGGGCAGCGCCAGCGCATCTGCCGGACATTGAGATTGCTTCCGTAGGCAACGTAGTAGCGTTTCATTTTCTTGACCTTCCTTTCCGGGGCGCATACCCCTTCTACCACCGAAAGCCCGCGTCAGCGGGTTCGGGGGCCTCTGGGCGGCGTCCTTCAAGCGGCGGCTCTGCCGTTGCGGAAGGCCGCGTCACCGGAAAGGCGGCGGGTCAGGATGTCCCGTGCGGTTTCAAACTCCTCGCCGATGAAGCCCAGGCGGAGGAGCCAGGTGCGCATGGCGTATTTGGGGTTCTCGTTCTGCTGGGGCTTGGGGCTGGCGGTGCGCACCATCTTGGCCATCTGGCTGAGGGCCAGGCAAAGCTGGATGTAGCTCTTCAGCTGGCCGGCGTGAAGGCCGTTGCGTTTTCCGTCCGCGGGGGCATCGAATTGGAAAAGCCGGAACTCGACCGTGCCCTTGGTGAATGTGGCGTGGAGGTTGAGCATATGATAGCGGCTGTCGTTGTAATGCTGGCTTCTGCCGTAGTTGGCGCCCTGGCTCCCGTACCAGATGTCGGCAAGGTCGGCCATGGTGGTGGGCTTCCTGCGGTTGAGCTGTTCCAGGAAGCGGGGGTCAACCGTGCGGCAGTACCGGCTCATGCGGTAATGGTCGAGGTTGAGGGCTTCGGCCAGAAGGCTCTCGTGGCTGGCCATGATGTTGGCCAGGTTGCGCAGGGTTTGCGGGGTGTGACCCTTGGCGCCGATGTGGATGTGGACTCCGCAACCCCTGGTGGAGTCGCTCTTGGCGCCCGCTCTGCGCAGCCGGCGAATCAGCTCCTGCAGGGTTTCCATGTCGGCGTAGGTCAGGATCGGGGTGACCAGCTCGCATTTTTCGCTGTCCGGGCCGGAAATGGAAACGTCCTTCTGGAATTTCCACTCGCGTCCCTGGCTGTCCCATGCGCTCCAGGTGCTGTACCCGTTGCGGTGGGCGGTGCTCTCGTAGCGTCCGGTGCCGAAGAACTCGGCGGCGACCTTTGCCGCCCGGCTTCGGTCGATGTTGTTCATCTCGACCTCGACCCCGATGGTCTGCTTCTTCATTTCCTCGATCTGGGTTCTCGTTTTCTCGTTCATGGTTCTGCCTCCTGGTTGGTGTTGTTTTCCCTTTCGGTAGTGTCATATTACCTCTGAAGGCACACTATATCCAGGACTATCTGAGCCATAAACTACACGATCTTGTGGTTTGAAAACTGTGCATCTTACAGCGTATTATACCTCGACCTTTCGGCAGACATCCTCGCCAAAGGCTACGTTCAGGCCGCTGCCGTTATCCCAGGCCACCAGGATGCTTCCCACATCGTCCACGCCCAGCACCGTACCCTTCGTCCCAACCGGAGGGGCCTGGGGATCGTCCATGCGGATAAGCTCCACGCGCGTTCCCGCAGGGTAGCGGGTTCGGAGAAGCGCCAGCGTTTCCTTACTCGGAAGCCGCATCGTCCGCCACCTCCTTTTGGGGAACCGACTTAAATGCGGAGCTGCCGGTCAGGTTTCGCAGCAGGATTTTGCGCTCCTGTTTGAACTCCGGCCCGATGAACCCCAGCCGGAGGAGGAAACAGCGGAAGGCGTACTTGTTGTTCCCGGTGTCCCGCTCCTTGGCGGTAACGCGCTTCTGATTTCTGGCCATCTCGCACAGGGCGCAGATGAAATGGTCATAGGCCTTGACCTCCTCCGGCGTGGGCATTCCGGCAAACCAGGGGAAGGAGACCTTTGTATCGCCAACCTCCACGGGCAGCTCGTCCACCCCCATGGCCTTGCGGATGAGATTTCCCTTCGATGCAATGATGTCCTTTAAGTTCTGCAGCGTTGTCTCGGTGAAAAGGCTGGCTGGCATGGAAATGCACAGCCCATCTACCTCGGCGGGGGCCGACTCCACAGGCTCGGATGCTTCGACCGCTTGCGGCTCGGCTTTGAAGCCCTGGCTGTCCAGCGTTTCGATGAGGTTTTCGATTTCCTCGCTGTCAGCCCGGTCATCGAAGGTGACGCCGCCGTTGCGGTCGATGGTGAAGTAATCCACCTGGTAGGCAAAGCTGGGTGCGCCCAGGTACTTGGCGGAGGCGCCGGTGATTTCGCTGATAGAGGAGACCAGCCGTTTTCTATCGCTGCCGGTCAGGTTGTAACGCAGGGTCATTTCTGATTCCTCCTTGATTTTTGGTAGTCACATATTCGCTCTGCGGCCCCCAAATATCAAGTCAAATAGAGACCTGGGATTGTAGAATTATACGGGAGATAATTGTGTACTGAACACAATGCCGGACAGGACGAACCAGACGCAGGGCAGGGCCACGCCGTTGCCCCACATCTTATATTCCGCCGCATCGGAATGTGGGCTTCGCAGCCACTTGACGATTTGCCGCTCCGTCTTGGGCTTCACGCTGGGGTTGCAGAGCCGCCGGTGTGTCTCCCAGACCTCCGTCCAGAACGCGATATCCTCTCCGGTCGGCTCCGGGGTATCCAGGCCGGAGCACCACCAGTCCGGGAAACCCTGTAAGCGGGCGCACTCGGTGGGAGTTAGCCGCCGCACGGTATAACCGCTGTTCACGGCGGTAGGGTCTTTGTAGTCCCTTGAGAGCAGGGCCGGCGTTTTCTCCTCCTCGACCTGAACATAGCTGTTCATGGTCATGGCATAAGATTTTTCCCGCGCCACCACAGCGATTCCGCCCTGATTGCACCCTGGGTTGCCGCCTCCGGTGTCGAGAGTGCGGGACGTCTGAGCCTTGTAGATCCCGGCATGGGGATTGTCCGACAGCATGGCTTTGGACTGGTCGGAGCAGATGCCGAAAGGCACCGGCTCGAAGAGCGTCTGGTCATTGTTGCAGGAGAGCGTGGCGGAGCGGTCTTCCTGGATGAGCGGCCCTTTGCCGCCGCCCTCGCACCCGGAGCGGATCTTCAGCACCAGCGGCACATTCATGCCGCCCGTCCCCATGCGGGAGGTCAGCGTCTGGATGGTACCGTCATCGGCAATCTTGATGCGGCTGTCGATGGGGTGGCTCTCCAATGCAATCGCGGCGGGTACCACTCCTGCCCGAAGGGTGGGAGCGCGCTCTTGTTCAAACCCAATGCCCCGGCTGTCCGCCGAATGCTCGGTGCAGAAGCCGGCGGCATCCAGCACACAGGGCGGGTGCCCATGGTTTTCTGCGCGGAGGGTGGCGGCGACTTCGCTGGACACATCCATGCAGGAGCCGCCCTGGTCGTTTAGGCAGACGCCTGCCGCTCCAGCGCCAACCGCAGAATCTCCGGCAGCTCTTTGCCACGCGCGGAAGCCCTCCGCAGAATACCCTGACAGGCCTTCGGACTCAAATAATACTTGTCCGGCACCCCAGCCTGCAAAATCCGCGACAAGGTAGATGCGGCGTCTTCGCTGGGGAACTCCCCAGTATTGCGCGTCAAGAGTGCGGTACGCAACGCTCCATTGCTCTCCCAGGTATAGGTCGGCGTAGGGCCAGAGGTTTTTCTCAGGCATAGGCACCTGAGCGCCCGGTTCCTTGATCCCGATGACCGCTTCGAGGACGGCTTTGAAGTCTTCTCCTTTGTTGGAGCTGAACGCACCGGGGACGTTCTCCCACACGATGTATCTTGGGTATCTGCCATGGGTGGCCTCCCTCATTTCCTGAATAATACGGATGGCCTGGTAAAAAAGGCTGGACTGTTTCCCGTCCAGACCGGCTCTCCGCCCGGCGATGCTCATATCGGTGCAGGGGGAGCCGAAGGTGATGATGTCCACCGGCTCGATCTTCCCGCCATCCATTTGGGAGATGTCGCCGTAGTGCTTCATGAAGGGAAGCCGCTTGGTGGTCACCCGGATGGGAAACGGCTCGATCTCCGAAGCCCATACTGGGGTGATCCCGGCAAGCAGTCCGCCCAAAGGAAAACCCCCGGAGCCATCGAAGAGGCTGCCGAGGGTCAAGGTCGTATTCAGTTTCATGGGCGCCTCCTTAGAACAGCGGGATATCTTCCGCATCGTCCCCTGCCACCTCAGCATAGCGGTAGGTCAGCCCATCCCGCAGGAGGGACACCTCATCCGCCTTGCCCACCTGCTCGATGTACCGCTTCACGATGACATCGCAGAACTTTTCATCCAGCTCGATGGTGCGGCAGATACGGTCGGTCTGTTCACAGGCGATGAGAGTGCTGCCGGACCCGCCGAAGGGATCCAGCACGATGGCGTTGCTCATGGAGGAGTTGAGAATGGGATAGGCCAGAAGCGGGATGGGCTTCATGGTGGGGTGATCCTTATTTTTCTTGGGCTTATCGAACTCCCAGATGGTGGACTCCTTCCGCCCGGTGTACCACTGGTGCCGCCCCTTCTTCTTCCAGCCGAAGAGGATCGGCTCGTGCTGCCACTGATAGGGGGAGCGGCCCAGCACCAGGGACTGCTTCTTCCAGATACACGTCCCGGAAAGGTAGAAGCCGGCGTCCGAGAATGCCTTTCGGAAGTTCAGCCCCTCGGTGTCCGCGTGGAACACATAGATGGAGGCATCGTCCGCCATGGCTTCCGCTGTATTCTGAAATGCCGCCAGCAGGAAGTCGTAGAAGGCGGCGTTCTCCATATTGTCGTTTTTGATTTTCCCGGCGCTGCCCTCGTAGTTGACGTTATAGGGCGGGTCGGTGATGACCAGGTTGGCCTTCAGTCCGTCCATCAGCAGAGAGAAGGTTTCCGCCTTGGTGCTGTCCCCGCAGATCAGCCGGTGCCGCCCCAGCGTCCAGACATCCCCGGCCTTGGTAATGGCGGGGTTCTCCAGCTCGGCGTCTACATCGAAGTCATCCTCTTTGACCCCGTCCTTCAGACTGTCCTTAAAAAGGTCATCGATCTCGGCGGGGTCGAAGCCGGTGAGGGACACATCGAAGTCGGCGCCCTGCAGGTCGGAGATGAGGAGCATCAGCTTGTCCTTGTCCCAATCGCCGGAGATTTTGTTTAGGGCGATGTTGAGGGCTTTTTCCCGCTCCTCGTTAAGCTCCACCACCACGCACTCCACTTCGGTGACGCCCATGTCCATGAGCACCTTCAGCCGCTGGTGACCGCCCACCACCCGACCGGTGGCCTTGTTCCAGATCACCGGCTCCACATAGCCGAACTGCTCCATGGAGCGTTTCAGCTTATCGTACTCCGGGTCGCCGGGCTTTAAGTCCTTGCGGGGATTGTAGTCGGCGGGGATAAGGTCGGCGGTGTGTTTGCGCTCAATCAGCATACTTTTCCACCGCCTTTCTCAGCTCCTCGGTCTTGTCGAGGTTCTCCCAGTTGAACTTGTAGCCGTTGAAGTGGCCGTAGGCGGCGGTGTCAGCATAGATGGGAGCGCGAAGATGCAGCAGGGACATGATGGCAGCGGGCCGCAGGTCGAACACATCCAGCACCGCCAGCCGAATCACATCCTCGTCCACCCTGGCGGTGCCGAAGGTGTCGATCTCCACAGCGGTGGGTTCCGCCTTACCGATAGCGTAGGAGATGGACACCTGGCATTCCTCCGCCAGCCACGCGCCCACCACGTTCCGGGCGATGGCTCTGGCCATGTAAGCGGCGCTGCGGTCCACCTTAGTGGGGTCCTTCCCGGAGAAGGCTCCGCCGCCATGGGCGGCAAGACCGCCGTAGGTGTCCACCATCAGCTTCCTGCCGGTCAGGCCGGTGTCAGCAGCGGGACCGCCCTCCACAAATCTGCCGGAGGGGTTGATGAGGATCTCCGCATCCTTGGGGAAATCGAAGCGGTCCAGGATGGGATACAGAACCTCCGAGATGATCTCCCGGCGAAGCTCCTCCAAATCCTTGTCCGCATCGTGCTGGACGGATACCACAATGTTCTTGGCGCCCACGGGTTTTCCGTCCTCATAGGCCACGGTCACCTGGGCCTTGCCATCGGGGCCGATGCCACGGATGGTTCCATCGTGCATGGCATCATCCAGCCCTTTGCAGATTTCATTCGCAAAGACCACCGGGACGGGCAGACGGATCCAGGTCTCCCTGGTGGCGTAACCGTACACGGTGCCCTGGTCGCCGGCGCCGGTGGAAGCGAACACATCCTCGCTGCCGCTATTCCGCACCTCCAGAGCGGAATCCACGCCGCCGGCGATGTCGGGACTCTGCCGGTGAACATAGACGAACACGATGAATTTCATGGGGTTGTAGCCCACCTTGCGGAGGACTTCCCGTACCACCGAGCGGATATTGATCTTCGCCGCGCAGGTGATCTCCCCGCAGACGAAGATTTTTCCCTTGGTGGCCATGACCTCACAGGCGCAGCGGGAATAGCGGTCATGCCGCAGGCACTCGTCCAGAATGCTGTCGGCGATCAGGTCGCACAGCTTGTCCGGGTGACCGCGCCGCACGCTCTCAGCCGTTTTGTATTTTGTCATATCAGTTTCCTTTCCGAGCGGACAGCAGCCGCTCCATCACATCGTCCTGGGGCGTGGCCCCGCCGTACTCGCTGGAACAGTTCTCCTTGACGATCTGGTAGATCTCCATTCACAGGCGGTTGGTCTGGGACATGAAGTTCTGACTCATCGCCACATAGGGACTTTGAATCGCGTTCCCCGTGGTGGGGTGCTTGGCGAGGAAACCGTATTCGGTGATGGCCTCCTCACACTGTATCCAGCGGGCCACGCTCATGGCGTATCGTTCTAAAAGCTGCGGGGAAACGAGAGCGGCGCAGCCCCGCTCCGCCAGCCAGGTCCAGGTCTTTTCATAGACCTCGGCGGCGACCAGTGTCTTGCCATCCTTCTGGGTGGCGGACAGCATGGCTGACGGTTTCGGCATGGGCTGACCTTCTAAATCGGCTGTGTCCTGAAAGTCGATGACAGTCAGCTTCCTTCTGCCGGGATTACCCTCGGCGATTTTGTCTGCGAGGGGCTTCTTCTTTGCGCCGGCACCAGCACGGGCGCCGCCGCGGTTGGTACCGTCTTTGGCCACAGGCTACCTCCTTTCTCGGCCTGGGGTATATACCCCCTTTGAAACCGCGATTTTGTGCGCGAGACCCCCGGCCCGTTGCACGGCCCACAGGCTGTAGAGATTTTTATCCCCCTACCGGGTCAGTGCTTATGCCAGCGGTCCCCGCACTGGGCGTGGATTCTGGCGTGGCAGGATTTACAGAGGGCAACGAGGTTGTCCCGTGCGTGTGTGCCGCCCTCAGAGAGAGGTACCTTGTGATGCACCTCTTCGGCGGGGGTCAGCCTGCCATCCCGCTGGCACAGCTCACACAGCGGATGCTCCTGGATGTACCGGTCGCGGATGCGCTTCCAGGCGCGGCCATACCTGCGGCGTACAGCCGGGTCACGGTCGTACTTCTCGTAGCGTTTGGCTTCCGCTTTAGCGTGCTCCTCGCAGAACCTGCCGTCCGTCAGCTTGGGGCATCCGGGGTATGAGCAGGGACGCTTGGGTTTTGTCGGCACCGTTCCACCTCCCTTCGGGCATAAGAAAAGCCCCACGGGATGGCTCCCTTCGGGCATAAGAAAAGCCCCACGGGATGGCTCCCATGAGGCTGTCCTTGTTATCTTGGCAATTTTAATGATACACTACGGAGCTACTCTCATTCAATACATCGAACTCTCATGTTTCCTGGGGGATGGGAAATTCCCGCAGCGCCCAGTCGTGCAGGCGGTAAATGTGCTGAATGGAGTAGCCCATGTCCACGGCGATCTTCTCCCAGGGCATGAAGCACAGATACCGCTTCTCCAAAAGGAGCTGGTACTCGGCGTCGGGGATGGCTTTCACCCGTCGGGTGATCTCCCGCTTCAAGTCCACCAACTCATCGATGTCGTGGTTGATTTCATTCTGCAGGTCGATGATTTTGACCACCGCTTCCGCCATCCGGGACTCGGACCGGTTGGGATTGCGGGGCATCCCCGTCAGGGTGGCCGTGGCGTGGGTGGCCAAATCGTTGAGAGCCGCGACCTGCTGGATTTTTGCGTTGATCCGGGCGTCCAGAAGCCGGGCTTGGGATAAATATTCTTTCGCTGTCATTTTCGCACCTCCAGATCCGCTTTGACTGCGTCGATCAGAGCCGACTGCGCCCGTTCCTTCTTTTGAAGGGCGGACATGATCCGCTCGTCAATGGTGTTCTTCGTGATAATGTGGTGGATGACCACGGTTTGGGCTTTCTGCCCCTGCCTCCAGAGCCGGGCGTTGGTCTGCTGGTAAAGCTCCAGCGACCAGGTCAACCCGAACCAGATGAGGGTAGACCCCCCGGCCTGCAAGTTCAAACCATGGCCGGCGGAGGCCGGGTGGATGACCGCCACAGGGATTTTCCCCTGGTTCCAGTCGGCGATGTCCTGGGCGGTCTTAATTTCCCGGACGGTAAACCGGGCGCGGATGCGCTCCAGATCGTGTTTAAACCAGTAGGCCACCAGGACGGGTTTCCCATTGGCGGCTTCGATGAGGTCTCCAGGGCATCCAGCCTGCGGTGGGTCCGCCGCTCCGCCTCCAGGACAGTCTTCCTGCCCTCCAGCTCCGCCTTTTCCCCCTCCAGGCGGGACAGGGTCCGGTTGGCCTCCTCCAGCCGGGAGAGCACCGCCCCGGTCTCGGCCAGCTCCCCCTCCAGTCTGGGGATCAGGCCCACGCTCTTGTTCACCTTCCTCCGGTTCAGCCACTCCCGCAGCTGCCCCTCCGCCTGGGAAAAGGACACGTCCTCCTCCCCGGAGGAAACCAGGGCGGCGATGCGCCGCTCCAGCTCCGGCACGGAGGTGACGGCCAGGGAGCCCCCCTGGCCCACGAAAGCGGAGCGTTCAAAGACCTCCTGCCCCACCCCCAGCAGGAGTTGGCCGCAGGTGTCGCCGGTCAGGCCGGGCACCGGCTCCTCGGTACCGGTGTAGACGGCGGAGAATGCCCCAAAGGGGCTGTTCCCCTGACGCCCCCGGCGCAGGGTGATGTCCCGCCCGTGCCAGGTGAGGACCAGCTCCCCCTCCATGGGGGCCCCGGACCAGGGCTGGTAGCGGTTCTTGTCCGCCAGATAGCCCTTCCGGTCCCTGTCCCGGGTATCGATGCCGTAGAGCATGGCCTTCAAAAAGCCCGCCCAGGTGGATTTTCCCCCCTCGTTGGGGGCCTGGATCACATTCAGTCCGGGGCCCAGCTCCAGCCGCTCCCCCTCCAGCCCCCCGAAGGAGGCTGTCATGCGTTTGATCTTCACAGTGCCACGTCCTCCCCATGCTCCAAAGCGGCCAGTCCGAACCGGACCGCCAGCTGCACCGCCTCATTCTCCGGCTCCGCCTGACAGCGCCCCTCCATCTCCCGGAGGAACAGGCCGGTGAGGGTGTCCTCCCCCTTCCGCTCCCACAGGGCCCGGGCCGCCCGGGTATGGTCCCGCAGGGTCAGGCCCCAGAACCTGGGGGGGGGCTCCCGCTCCAGCTCCCCCAGATCCAGCCCCTCCAGTCCCCGCTCCCCGGTGAGGAGGAGGCGGTAGATGTCCTCCCCCGTCTGTGGGGGCAGCGCGGCCAGCACGGCGGCGGCGGGGTCCGCCTGCCCCGTCAGGTCCACGGACAGGATCTGATACCTCCGGCGGCACAGGGGGACGAATTCCGCCTCTGTCCGCCCCTTCTCCACCTCCAGCCAGAGCACGCCCTTTTCTCCCAG